CGCTCCAATATCAATAGATTGATTTCTCAGTATCTTTTGCACATTGAGGAAGGCCGGTTGACCGGGCTGTGCATGAACTGTCATTTAAATCATTGGAGAAATATCCGAAACCGGCCACCGAGCGACCGCCATGCCCCGAAAAAGACAAGGCCCGACAGGGGCTTGGGCTTCGACGTGGCAGGGGCTTTTATCTCGCCATCGCTCCTTCTGTTCATCCCACCCACGCTGATCCACGCCGTTTCATGCTGTCTCGTCTAGAGCTGGTGGCGACCGACCGCCGAACCGGTGATGCGTGGCACACTGGCGCCACCGCCGGAATGGGGGATGTGACGGCGTATTTCGCAAAAAATAATTGCGAATATAGAAAATCATATTGACACCGGGCCCGAAAAATTTGACGATGCGCCGGAAGCCAAAAACCGCCCCGAAGGAAACCTCGGGGCGGTTTTGCTTTTGGGGGCCGCATCGGCTTGCCTGAAACAGCAGACACGCCTTAATCGGCGCAAGGACCAAGCGAGCGCTCGGCGGGAAACCGCCGGGCGCTTTTTCATTGGCGAATACTTCAAAAAGGGGAGGAAGCATGGCACGCGATGGCGGCACCCAGATCGATCAAGGAGTCATTGCCCGCGTGGTCCAGGGGCTGCGCTGGGCGGTCGCCGGCACCGCGCCCGAGGCCTGGTTCGGTCCCCTCGACCCGATGCCGCCGCAGGCTCCGGCCTCGGTCGCCGGGCGGCAGTTCGACTACCCCAGCGGCTACAATCTGGCGCTGCAACCGCGTCAGGCCGAGCCGATCACCTTCGACCAGTTGCGCGGCCTCGCCGACGGCTACGACCTGATGCGTCTGGCCATCGAAACCCGCAAGGACCAGATCGCCCGCCTGCAATGGTGCTTCCGCGCCAAGGAGGGCCGGGTCCTCGCCCCCGCCGACCCGCGTCTGGGGCAGCTGACGGCGTTCTTCGCCTCTCCTGACCGCGAGCATAGCTGGGATTCCTGGCTGCGCATGCTGGTCGAGGACATGCTGGTCATCGACGCCGCCACCGTCTATCCGCGCCGCACCCAGGGCGGCGCGCTTTACGCCCTGGAGCCGGTCGACGGCGCCACCATCAAGCGCGTCCTCGACGATCGCGGCCGCACCCCGGAAGCCCCGGCCCCCGCCTATCAGCAGGTGCTGAAAGGCCTGCCGGCGGTCGATTATACCCGCGACGAGCTGCTGTATCTGCCGCGCAACCTGCGGGCCAACAAGGTCTATGGGTTCAGCCCGGTCGAACAGGTGGTGATGACCGTCAACATCGCTCTGCGCCGCCAGTTGCACCAGTTGCAGTACTACACCGAAGGCAGCGTCCCCGACGCCCTGATCGGCGTGCCGGAGACCTGGACTCCCGAGCAGATCGGCCAGTTCCAAGCCTATTGGGACGCGCTTTTGGAGGGCGACACCGCCCAGCGGCGGCATGCCCGCTTCGTCCCGGCGACCATCTCGAAAAGCTATGTCCAGACCAAGGAAGGCGCGCTCAAGGACGAGGTCGACGAGTGGCTGGCCCGCATCGTCTGCACCGCCTTCTCGGTGACGTCCGGCGCCTGACGCCCCCGCCCATTCCCCACCATCGACAGCCTTTCCTACCGCCCGGCCCTAGCCGTGGCGGGGCATGAGGGCTGTCCGTCGTTTCACACAACCATGAGGAAAACCATGAGCTTGTTCATCCCCTTGCGTAAGGTCGATGCCAGCCAGCGGCTGGTCTATGGGCAGATCGACGAAACCCCCGACCGCTCCGGCGAGGTGTTCGACTATGCCAGTTCCAAACCTCATTTCGAGCAATGGTCGGCTGATATCCGCAAGGCCTCGGACGGCAAAAGCCTGGGCAATGTGCGGGCCATGCATGGCAAGGTGGCCGCCGGCAAGCTGGAGGACATCGCCTTCGACGACATCACCAAGCGTATCCAGCTCTGCGCCCGCATCGTCGATGACGGCGAATGGAAGAAGGTCGAGCAGGGCGTCTACACCGGCTTTTCGCCTGGCGGGCGGTATTTGCGCAAATGGGACGACGGCGGGCTGACCCGCTATACCGCCGAACCGTCCGAGATTTCCATCGTCGATATGCCGTGCATTCCCTCGGCCAGCTTCACCATGGTCAAGGCCGACGGCGCCGAGGAGCAGGTGGCTTTCCGCTTCCGTAAGGCCGATGACGCCGATACGGCGCGCTATTCCGAAGGCGATCTGGCCGATCTGTTCGGCTCGCTGGATTGGCTGTGGCAGTCGGGCGATTGGCAGGATGCCTGGGCGGTCGATGGCAAGCCGATGGATGAAGGCCTCAAGGATTGGCTGGAGCAAGGCTCATCGCTGGTCCAGGCGCTGATCGACGACGGCGCTGACGGTTCCGGTGATGCCGATCCCGACCCGGATGCCGACCCCGACGCAGACCCCGATCTTGACGCCGACAAGGGCCGCCGCACCCGTGGCCTGCGCAAGGCCGGAGCCCGCAACAGCGCCGCCGACCTGGCGCTGATCCAGACAATGCACGATACCGCCGTCAGCCTGGGCGCGGTTTGCCCCAACGGCATCATCACCAGCAAGGCCGCCGCCACCGGCGAACTGGCCAAGGTGCATGGCCTGCTGGGCGAGGCCAAGGACGCCTTGACCAAGCTGATCGGCGAACGCGACTCGCTGACCAAGCGCGTCACCGCCTTGGAAGCGTTGCCGAAAGCTGGCGGTCCGGCGCTGAAAGCGGTGGCCAAGGGCCAGGATGTGACGCTGGCTCCCGAACAGGACGAAATGGCCAAAATCGCCGCCATGGACAACCGCGAGGCGCAAAGCCTGGCCTTGATCAAGCTGGCGCATCGCAAGCCGCAGGTGGCGCGCTTCTAAAGCGCCGCCGCCTTCCGCAGCCATCCCCATTCCGGCCCTCCGACAGGGCCGGCGTCCCCGCCCGGTGTTCCGGCGCGGGTTTTTTTATGTCCGCTTGGAGAGACTTTCCCATGACGAATCCGTCCCCGAACGAAACCTTGGCCAAGATCAAGGCCGCCCACAAGCTGCCCATCATCGATGAGGCGATGGCCAAGGCTTATGGTGAAAGCGCCACCGCCACCGCCGGCTTGACCTATTACGACTTGCAGGCCGGCGCGCTCAGCCTGTCGCCGTTGATCACGCCGTTGCGCAGCAGCATCGCCCGTGTCGGCGCTGGCCGAGGCATTCAGGCCAACTGGAAGGCCATCACCGGCATCAACATCAACTCGATCGCCATCGGCGTGTCTGAAGGCAATCGCGGTGGCGTCGTCACCACCGAAACCCAGGACTACATGGCGGCGTTCCGCGGTCTGGGCCTGGAAGACTATGTGACCTTCGAGGCCGATTATGCCGCCGATGGTTTCGATAACGTCAAGGCACTGGCCGCTCAGGGTCTGCTGCGGGCTTTGATGATCGGCGAGGAAAAGGTCATCCTCGGCGGCAACACCTCGAACCCGCTGGGCTCGACGCCGCAGCCGACCTTGGCCGATGTCTCCACCGGCGGCGCTTTGGCCGCCAATACCCAGGTTTCGGTGCGCGTCGCCGCGCTGACCCTGGATGGCTTCCTCGGCTCCTCGGTGGCTGCCGGCATCCGCGGTCAGATCAACCGCACCAACGCCGACAGCAGCAGCGACACTTATGGCGGCGGCACCGCCAAGGTCTCGACGGCGGCGCTCATCAACACCGCCAATGACGGCTCCACCACCCACAAGGTCACCGCTTCGGTGACTCCGGTGGTCGGGGCGGTCGGCTATGCGTGGTTCTGGGGGGCGTCCGGCAGCGAAGTTCTGGGGGCCATCACCACCATCAACAGCGTCGTCATCATCACCGCCGCCACCGGCAGCCAGGCGGCGGCCAGCCTGGGGCTTTCCGACAACTCGACCAACAGCCTGGTCTTCGACGGCCTGCTGACCCAGGTCGCCAAGCCGGGCAGCAACTCCTATGTCTACGCCATGCCCACCGGCGCCGCCGGCGAGGGGACGCCGCTGACCGCCGATGGTGTCGGCGGCATCGTCGAGATCGACGCGGCGTTGCAGCATTTCTGGGATGTTTATCGCCTGTCGCCGACCACCATCTGGGTCAGCTCGCAAGAGCAGGGCAACATCACCCGCAAGGTTCTGGCCGGCAGCCAGACCGGCTCGCAGCGCTTCATCCTCAATGTCGAGCAGGGCAACATCAAGGGCGGCGATCTGGTCACCACCTATCTGAACAAGTTCAGCATGGACGGGGCCCAGTCGATCGCCGTGCGGCCGCATCCCAACCTGCCGGCTGGCACCATCCTGTTCCACACCGACGTGCTGCCGTATCCGCTGTCGGGCGTGGCCAACGTTCTGCAAATGCGCACCCGCCGCGATTACTACCAGATCGAGTGGCCGGTGAAGACCCGCCGCTATGAATACGGCGTCTACTTCGACGGCGTCTTGCAGAACTACTTCCCGCCGGCCTTTGGCATCATCACCAACATCGCCAACGGCTGAGCCTTCACTCTCTCCTGTCGGTCATAACCTTGGGCGGCCCCGCGATGGGCCGCCCATTCTTTTTTGGGAGCGCAGTCCATGACAACCCGGATCATCTCGACCACCGGCGTCGCCGTGGTGGTCCATGACGGCAAAGAGTACCGGCCCAACCGCAAGGGCTATTTCTACGTCCCCGACGAGATCGTTTCGGCGTTGCGGGCGCATGGCTTCGAACTGGCCGCCGATCCTTATTGCACCGGCCTTGCCGGGCGGGAAGGCTGAGCATGGCCGCGGGCGATCTGACCACCCTGGATACGGTCAAGGAATGGCTGGGGCTGACCGATCCGTCGCAGACCGAGGATGATGACCTGCTGACCCGCCTGATTTCCGCCGTCAGCCAAGTCATCGCCACTTGGTGCGCGCGCGATTTCACCATGCAGTCCTATATCGAAACCCGCGACGGCACCGGCGGCGACCGCATGCCGTTCATCAACTATCCGGTCAGCGCGGTGGACAGCCTGCTGATCAATGGCCGCCCGATTCCCCCCGCCGCGACGTGCTGCGCGTCCGGCTATTCCTTCACCCCGACCATGCTGATGCTGCACGGCTATGGCTTCAACCGGGGCCACGGCAATGTGGTCATCACCTACACCGCCGGTCTGGCCTCGATCCCGCTCGATCTTGAGCAGGCCTGCATCGAGTTGGTGGCTTTGCGCTTCCGCGACAAGGACCGCATCGGCCTGGTCAGCAAGGGCATGGCCGGCGAGACCACGTCCTTCATTCAGAAGGACATGCCCGACCCGGTCAAGCTGGTCCTCGCCTGCTACAAGAGGATCCTGCCGTTATGATTTCCGTCACCGTCGAAGACAATGGGCTGGTCCAGCGACTGGCCCAGATGGGCGACGCCGTCCGCGATGCTTTGCAACGCACCGCCTCGGCGCTGTCCGAGGAATTGTTGAGCCGCATCGGCGATGGGCTGAACGGCAGCATCCTCAACAGCGGCAGCGGCGCTTTGCGCGATTCGCTGACCTGCGAGGTTCTTCCCGATTCGGCGGCCAGCGCCATCACCGCCACCGTGTCCAGCAACTCGCCCTATGCCGCCATGCAGGAATACGGCTTCAGCGGCGCCGAGCAGGTGGCCGAGCATCTGCGCATGATGACGGTCGCTTTCGGCAAGCCGGTGGCCAATCCGCACGACATCCTGGTGCGCTCGTTCAGCCGCCAGGTCGATTATGCCGCGCGGCACTTCATCTCGGCGCCCTTGGCCGACATGCATGACGAGATGGCCGCCGCCTTCGACGACGCCGTGCGCCAAGAGGTGCAGCCATGACCCGCGAAGCCGCCTATGTCGCCCTGTTCGCGTTGTTGGGCGGGCTGAAGACGGCGGGGCAGGTGAGGATCTGCGACCGCCGTGTCCGCCTTTTGGAAGAGATGGCGGTCAGCGAGTTGCCGGCCCTGTTCATGGTCGTCGATCACCAGCAGATGGTTCAGCAAAAGGGTCTGCCGTCGCGGCGCACCCTGGGCGCCAAGCTGTTCCTCTATGCCGCCAATCCCGACCGTCACACCCCCGCCGGGATCGTTCTCAACGGCCTGCTCGACGCCGTTGAGACGGCTTTGCTGCCGCCGCCGCCGGCGGACACCCAGACCTTGGGTGGGCAGGTGGCACATGCCTGGATCGATGGCCCGATCGAGGTTTTCGAAGGCCCGCTGGGCGAGCGGGCTGCCGCCATTCTGACCGTCCACATGCTCGTTCCCTGACCAACACCCCTGACCACGACCGCATAGCCGGCACCGACCCTGTCGGCGCCGGCCCCTTACGGCAATAAGGAGTAATCACCCATGGCGATGTATATTTTCGGCTCCGGCACCTTGTGGGGCACCCGCAGCGACATTCCCAATTCCACCCCGCAGAAGTTCGGCGCGTTGAATGACGTCAGCGTGGAATTCTCGGCCAGTTCCAAGCATCTCTATGGTCAGAACCAGTTCCCCCTGGCGGTGGCGCGCGGTACCGGCAAGATCACCGGCAAGGCCAAATTCGCCCAGATCCAGGGGAGCATTTACACCGATCTGTTCTTCGGCGCGCAGTTGCAGTCCGGCCAAGTGGTGACCGCCAATGGCGAAGCGGCGGCTGTGCCGGCGGTCGGGCCGTATCAGGTGACGGTCCTCAACGCCGCGACCTGGTCGGCCGATCTTGGCGTCGTCAACGCCGCCACCGGCCTGACCCTGCTCAAGGTCGCCAGCACCCCGGCCGAGGGTCAGTACAGCGTCTCCAGCACCGGCCTCTATAGCTTCAACGCGGCCGATATCGGGATGGCGCTGTTGATCAGCTACCGTTACGGCGTGGTCGGCAGCGGCCAAAGCTTTACCGTCGTCAACCAGCAGTTGGGCACCCAGCCGGTGTTCAGCGTCACCTTGGAAACCGTCTACAACGCTCCTGGCGGCCTGAAGAAGGCCGTGCTGACGTTGAACGCCTGCGTCAGCAACAAGCTCAATCTGGCAACCAAGGCCGATGATTTCGCGGTCCCGGAAATTGACTTCGATTGCTTTGCTGACGCCGCCGGCAATGTGTTCACCTGGTCATTTAACGAGGTATCGTAATGAGCGTTAACAGCGAAATCGACATTATCCATCTGGGCGGCCGCGACTTTGAAGTTGCTGCATTCACATTTGACCAGTTGCAACGGATGCTTCCGGCCTTCTCGCGCTTGCGCAACGGTTTGGCCGAAGGCGGCTTGGAGGCGGCGCGCGACATCATCGCTGCCGCCCTGTCCGACGTCCTCACCTCCGAGGAGTTGGCCCAACTGCGCACCACCGTTCCCGAGATCCTGGGAGCGGTGCCGGTGATCGCCCGCGTGTCGGGGTTGACCGCCGTGGGGGAAGCGCTGGCGGGGGCGGCGCAGAACTAGACTGGGATGGCCTTTACGCCCACATCGTCGCCTCGACGGGGTGGAGTTGGGCCGAAGCCGGTCGACTGACCGTACCCCGCTATCGCGCCTTGGCCGAGTATTGGCGTCTCCATCCTCCTCTTCACTTGATGGTGGCGGCCTATCTGGGCTTCGGTGACGATCGTCCGAAGGTCAAGAAGCAGGACTTCGACAGCTTTTTCAGCGAACTGACCGGCCAAGCGCCGCCGGGTTAGGAGGGTATTGCCATTATCCGCCCGCCATCGTCCCCAATCCGGGCGATGGCGGTTCCGGTCGCAAGGTTGCGCCAGGATGCGACTTGAGCGAGAGTGCTCGCTTCCAAGGGAGGGGCGAGCATGATGCGGTTGACGGCAGTGGTGGCAATGGTGGTGGCGTTGAGCGGATGTTATTCCTCGCAATCGCCGCAGGTGAGCGTGACCTGCCGCGCCGGCAAAGACTGCGAAATCGCTTGGGGTAAGGCTTGGCGGTGGGTGGAGAGTGTGTCATCTCGCCCGATCAAGAAGGTTGACGACTTCAGGATCACGACGACGACGCCAAAGGACGGAGAGGCGGCAATCGCCTATGAGGTGACAAAACGCGCCGTGTCGGCCAACACCTACGAGATTTCGCTGGTCGCGTGGTGTGCCAATGCTCTGGGCTGCGTCGAAGATCCGGACCTGAAAGCTCGGAATTTCGTTCAATACATGACCCAGTAAGATTTGGCGCTGCTCCGCGCCACTATCGTCATTGTTTGATTATTGACCATCTAAAGGCCGCCTTCGGGCGGCCTTTTTTCATGGCGTTTCCCGGCATTGTGCCACGGCACTTTTCATCATAACCCAACCCAGGTTGAAAAGAGGCAATCATGGCCGAAGATATCAGCTTCAGCTTTTCCGCCGATGCCGATGAATTATTGTCGGCGCTGGATGACATCAATCAGAAATTGGCCGACACCACCGGCTCGATGGACGACAGCGACGATAATTTCGACGCCTTCGACCAGAGCGTTTCGGATGTCTCCACCAGCCTCGACGCCATGGGCGCGCAGATGCAACAGTTGCAGAGCGCCTTGCAGGCAAACACCGTGGCGACGCAAGACGATGAAGAGGCCGCGCAACGGCATGCCGCCGCCGTGGACCAATCAACGCAGTCCGTCGCCGCCGCGACGGGGGGGCTTGGACAGTATAAATCGGCGCTGGACGAGACCGCGACTGCCTCGGATACCGTCACCAAGCGGCATCAGGCCAATGTCGCAACGATGGATACTCTACTCAACAAGACCAATAAGTCGCTCGGTGACAGCGCCTTCAATCTTGGTTCGGCTGCGTTGCAGGGGACGGAATCTTTCGCCAAGGCGCAGAAGGCGGCGATCCAGAGTCTGGAGAGCGTATTCACCGGCGAAGTCAAGAAGATGGTCAGCAATTACATTGCCGAGCAATTGAAGACGCTGGAATCCGATGTCGGTCTCTATAAGCAGAAAGACAATCTTGTAAAAAACTCGACGACCGTCTCCAAGCAGGCCTCGACCGACAAGGCCACAGCCGAGAAAACGGCGCAAACCCAGCAAACCACGGCGGTCACCACCGGCACTAACGAGCGGATGACGGCGGAATCGACGTCGCAGGATCAGCAGACCGCATCGACCACCGCCGGCGCCGGCGAGCGCTCGACCGCCGAGACCGCCTCACAGGGGCAGCAGACGGCGGCGACGGAAGCCGGCACCCAAGCGCGCGCCGCTTCCGAGGAAACCGCCTCCAGCGAGGGGTTGGCGGCCAAGGCGGCCAACGCCATCTCGTCGGTCGCCATCGACGCCTATACCGCCGCTGCCGGGGCTTATGCGGCCATCGCGGCAATCCCCTTCGTCGGCCCGGTGCTGGCGCCGATCGCGGCGGCGGGCGCTTTGGCGGCGGTGTTCATGATCGGGAAGTCGATTGCCTCGGCCGAGGGCGGTTGGGATCAGGTTCCCGCCGACGGCATGATGACCGAACTGCACAAGAACGAGATGGTGCTGCCCGCCTCGTTGGCCAATCCGCTTCGCGACATGATTTCGGGCGGTGGCGGCTCCAGCGCGTCCCCTGCTTCCGCGGCTTCCGCCGGTGGTTCCGCTGCCGGTGCGACGGGGGCCACCGCCAGTTCCGCCGGTTCTTCCGTCAGTGCGGCTTCGTCCAGTTCCTCCGCCGGCGCCGCTGCCGGATCGGCGGCTGGGCCGGGCTATGGCATGCCGCAGGGCATGAGCGGCGGCGGCCAAGGCGTGGCTTTGCCGGCGGGCACGCCATCGGCGGCTGCGGCGCAGAGTCAGCCGACGGTGGTCAATTACTCGCCGTCCGTCAGCGCCATCGACACGCGCGGCGCGCGTCAATTCTTCGACGATCACGCCCGCTATCTGTCGGATGTGATCGCCCGCAACAATCGCAACTACGCCTAGGCAGGATAAGCATGAGCACAGCCATCTTCCCCACGCTGCCCGGCCTATCCTGGTCGGTCGGCAAATGGCCGGAGTTCTCGACCCTGGTCAAGCAGGCCGCCAACGGCGCCGAAACCCGCATCGCCATGTGGGCCAATCCGCGCTGGCATTTCAAACTGAAATACGAGTTGCTGCGTGACGACGCCACCAACGAATTGAAGACGCTGGCGGGGTTTTTCATGGCCCGGCGCGGCCAGTACGACAGCTTCCTGTTTACCGATCCCGACGACAACAGCGTGACCGGTCAAATGATCGGCGTGGCCGATGGGGCGACGACCACTTATCAGCTGTTGCGGGCGTTTGGCAGCTTTGTCGAGCCGATCACCGCGCCGAATCTCAGTCTTCCGCAAAACTTCTACCTCGACGGGGTCTCGCTGGCTCCGGGCATTTCGTGGGTCATCGATCCGGCCACCGGGCTCGTCACCTTCAGCAGCGCTCCGCCGCAAGGAATGCTGACGGCTGACTTTTCGTACTACTTCCGCGTGCGCTTCGATATGGACCAGGCCGAGTTCGAGCAGTTCATGCATCAACTGTGGAGCCTCGACACCTGTGATTTGGTGAGTGTGAAATGATCGCTGTTTCCGCCTCTTTGCAGGCCTTGATCGCCTCGGGCCAATTCTCCCGCGCCGATCTTTACACCATCACTCCGGTCGGTGGAGGGGTGCTGACCTGGACCTCCGCCGATATCGACCTGACGGTGAACGGCGTCACCTACCTGCATACCGGCGCGCGCTTCGACCGCGGCCAACTGCATCTGGTGCGCGGGCTGGAAACCGATACCCTGGACGTGACGATCAACGTTAATCCGGATCAGGAGCCGTCGGTCAATGGCGTGCCGTTGCGCCAAGCCGCCAAAAGCGGGTTGCTGGATGCCGCTCAGGTCGAACTTGACTGGTGCTATCTGAGCAA